ATAAACCCAACCGCTACGTCAGAGGCTGTGGCTAATTCGGATAGGGAAGATAAGAACGCCGTCTGCCCAGATACAACATCTGATGCCGTTACTAGCTCAGACAGGCTCGACGCAAAAACAGCAAAGGAAGAAACGGTGTCACTGACTACAGCAGTCTCGCTGGAAGCGGAAAAATACTCTACCCCGGAAAACGCAGAAAGGGGTGCCCCCGAAAATGTAGAGAGTGCAAACACCTTTATCCGCTCCTATGCGCTAATCAAGCGGCATCAAGACTAAACGTGTAAGTGACATTCAGCGTGTCACCAGACACAACTGCGCGATCCCCCGGGGAACTAAAGTCAGAGGCCGAAAACAGAGTCCCGGTCGTACCGCTCTTGGTGCTGTCGCTGATCAGGAACGCGCCGCCAACCGTAGACGTAGCGTTAATGGTGTAGCTGGCCGGAGACGCAGAGTTGGTAGCTACCGAAGGATCAGCAGTGGTCGGGGTGCCAAATGTGCAGGCCGGTCGCGTGGCATTGCTATAGGGTACGACTTCAGTCCAGCCCGCGTGAGATGACGACGTATTGCCAGCAGCAGGGGTGTTAGACGCGCCAGCACCGTAGAGCCCCAGATACCAAGCCGCCGTGTACGAGGAGCCCGTAAAATACTTGGCGTTCATGTCCTGAAGCCCCACGTTCACCACAAGGTTATGGCTCTCCGCAGTCCATTTCAGGTTACCGTCTTTGTCGTAGCATTCCATGCGGTAAACACCGCCCGCTTTTGCGTGGTCGCCTTGGGCAGATTTGCTATTTAGCGTGGCGTTGAGGACATCGGAAACACTGGATTTTTCGTTCATTATTACTACTCCTTATGTAAGTCGGATAATCGCCGAGGTGCTGCTTGCTGACGGGAATTGCACCTGAAAAGTCGTAGCCGATGTTTTGTTTGATCCAAAGTCCAACACACATACCGTCGGGTTAGTGGTGCCGTTGTATTTATAGATCAAAGCACCGCGAGCGGTAATCACTCCAGACCAAGACACATTAGCAAACGACAAAAACGAGGCTGCATCATTGCCGGTTTGAGACCCAATAGTAGGCACTTGGCTAATCGTCAGCGTAGCACCGCCAGCGGTGTATCCAGAATCTGTGACCTCACCAGTTGCTGAATAGGCAGTAGTATCCGCGTCTAATGTTGCGGTATTGGTATACAGCGCGATCTTGAATACGTCAGTAGTGCCAGTGCCAAAGTCGTATGTCCCGTCAAGCAGGCCCGTCTTAAACACATTACATACGGCGTTTCCTGTAAAGGCCATATCAGCTCACTGGAACGCGAGGCGTTCCGCTCCGGTATTGATCCTGCTTCTCCATCCCGTCGCCAAGTCGTTTCGCCATCATCATGGATTCTTGATACTTTTTATCATATTGAGCGATCATGTCGGGCTCGCCTTTCATGAACGTATACGCTTCGACCAATGAACCATAGAGCAGCACGGGATCGTAGTTTTCGCTCAACCATGTGTAGCCACTTGCAGCGATCGTAATTGACTCAGGATAGTAAAAATAGTGAAGTTCAATTGTATAAACAGCATCCGGAGTAGGCCCAAGAATAAATGTAAGCTCTGTCTCGTCGGTAGATACAGGGCCAAACAGGGCGTAGTGCTGCGGTAATCCTGTGTCTGTCGGAACCGGGTATGCAGACCGAATGAAGCTCACATCCTTGTTCAACAGATACTGGTAAGCACCAACGCCGTCCACGACGGCCATCGAATACACCGCAAGGAAATCAGCAGGGCAGTTCAGGTATTTGTTGCTGGTAGAAGTAGCGCCGGTAACATTTCTGCGGAGCGACGGGAACAGGACAGTATTGTAGATTCGCTGTTCTGCTTGAGTAATGAAGGTGTTGATTTGTTCAACGCTGGTGACGGTCGTGGCAGACCCGGTGCTGCCAGTAAAGCTGGTAGCTGGGAAGTCATTCTCAAGATATCCCTTAATCGTGGAAAATAGCGTTGAATAGTTCATGGTTCACCTCAAGCCATCGGCCCTCTTGCCATCGTGCCTTTTGTGGCCGCACCGGTGCCGCGTATCTTGATACCGGAAGTCTTGGGAGCGGGGTAGGCTTTGCTGCTGACATTACCCACAGACACATTCAGCTCTTTCACACACTCAGGGCCGTTATCCACGCCCACTGCCGGGGAGGCGACTATCTTAATTTTTTCCATTATTTACCCCTTTGATTGTTAGCACGGGCCACGTTGCGGCCAACGGCTTTCATACTCATCGAGGTCGGGCCACCCTTCTTAAAGGTCGTTTTCTTACCCGGGTGCATGTTCTTTTCGTGCTTCGTGACTGCCTTTTTTGCGTCCATGTAAATCTCCTAAGTAACTGACACGGTAACCGTGCCTAATGAAATGGTCATGGCCAGTATATTTGGCGTAAGCTCCGAATCAAAGGCCCTAGCCCCGCCTACGGGGTTGTAGCCCCACTGAATTATACGGCTTCCGCCTTCAGGCGTCCCTACATCTGACGCGGTCAACTGCAGTCCACTGGTGCCCGAAGTCTGGTAGCTCACGTCCGGGCGGGGATTGCGTACAGCCTGCGGATCATTGACGGGGTATAGACCAAGGGACAGCTGTGGTTGATCGGGCTCCCAGCAGGTTGGGCAGACTAGAATATTGACGTTCTTGGTCTTGATGACCAGAGTTTTGAGCTGTTTGAGCTTGTAACGAAACCCGCAACGGTCACACTCCGCTATTGCGTTTTTGCCTGATGAGAACTGACTAGGCATAGCTGCTAGACAAACATCTGTCTTGGAACAAACCTCACGGGAGCCGTCTCACGATCTTCTTCTGCGGCTAGTTGATACTGTTGCTCATAGTCCATCTTGAGCTCCATCCTGCGCTGTGGGTCCACGTTAGGAATCTTCATGGACAGGTAGTAGGCCAAGCCCGCCACCATGCACGGCAGGAACCGGAAGGGGATATCTTGGCCATTGATGCCGTTGCCCGCATCCTGCATACGCCGCAGCCGCCAGTAAACAAACGTGTACGTCTGGGAGTTATCCGGTTTTGGCCAGATGTGAATTTGGGGATACTGAATGACGTTGGTAGAGTCCGTGGCACCGGTCTTACGCTGGAACCACACCTGAATCGGCCTGCCGTTGGCGTTCTTGTTGGGGATCATGGCGTAGGTCGGCATGCTGATCCGGGAGATGTTGATGTCGGTCTGGTTCTGCCCGGTGCCGGTACGAATTACATGGTCCAGCAGGTCAATGGTGTCCACCGGCATGTCGTAGTCCGCGACGTTGTATGTCAACGTCTGAGTACCTTCCTCGATAGTCCACAGATTGGTCCCCCTGTTGGCCCACTCGATCGTCAAGAGGTTCAGAGAACGCCGTGCTGTACGCAGGTCATACCCCGAGCGGAGCTCAGCCCCGCAGCGCTCGAACGCCTCTTCCACAAGGCTGTTCAGGTCGAGGTTAAAGTCAGTGGTGTCTGTGGTTTTGAACGCCATTATCGGAACCCCGCAGTCTTTTTAGCGATGCCTTTCGGCTGTTTAACAAACTGCTTGCCCGCCTGCTTACCACGACGCTTCGCAGCGGTGGTGGCAGCATATTCAGCGGGGCTTAGGGCTTTAATAGCTGCTGTAGGCAAATACCGCTCCCCAGTCTTGCTGGAGGGTTTTCCGGACTTGGTACGCCATTTCTGGTCGCCCCATGACTTCAGGCTTTGCTGGGGGGCTTTCATCCTGTATACCCGCCGCCCTTGGCTTTATAGTTCTTGGCAAGGAGTTGTGCTTTTCTGGCCGACCACTGCCCAGCACCAGTGCCCTGAACCGCCCGTGCCTTGATGCTGTTAAACAGCGACTTGCGCATCCCGGGTTTGGTGTAGTTGCCAGCGGCGTTTACTTTACTTTTTGCTGCTTTCCCACCTTCTTTAAACTGGTGCTGCAACATTACGCCGCCGCCGGTTATACGCCCAGAGACGCCTCCGTCTTTAGGTTTCGCGGCAAATCCCTGCACATACGGCGATATAGTCGTATTTCTACCAACCGGCATGTCATACGTCAAACGCCCGCCCACACCAGTCGCGTATTTGTCTCTACCGCCTTCACCCATAAATGACAGTCGGGGCTTACGCTTTCCGGGCTTTCCGGGCTTGTCGTTGTCGTCGGTATCAACTTCTCGCCCCTCGGAAAACTTACGAACCCCCCCGCCCTTCTTGAAGAGCTTGGTTGGCTCGGTGCCGTCCTTACGAACGACTTTCCGGGCTTTTGGCATTTTACTGGCGGCGATTGCCCCCATACCCCGCGACGGTCGCATTTAGCAGGCCCGACCGCCCTTGGCCATCTTAACCATCGTGCCCTTGGTTTTACCCTTGGACTCGATACCGCCGCCCTTGGCGTACTTAGCCGTGCCCGCTTTTTTCTCCATAATCTTCTTCAGGAACGCGGGGGGCATACCACCTTTTTTCATACCTTTGGATTCTTTCATCTCACCACCTTTTGATTTGGATTGAACGGAGTGAAACGGCATGTCCATCTTGCCGTGGGCGGTATTGGGCCGGTTGATCTTGGCCTGTGTACTATAACCCTTGGCTTTATCGGCGCGAGCAAACTCCTTCCCAACCGACGTAGGAACCCCGGCCTTCTTTGCAAATGCCGGGTTGTGCGCCACCGCCGCCATAAAGCGGTGTTGGGCTGGGGATTTGGAAGGCACTAGACCATCCTGCCTTTAGTTTTACCTCGAACTGCGATACCGTCTGCCCGTTTGGAAGCAGAACCTACAGAGCCACCTTTTTTAAGACCTTTACCTTCCGCGTACTTAGAGGCGCGGCCCAGTGTGTCATAGTCGCGCATAGCACCCGCAAACCGAGAGAGCATAGCCCGGCGGTCTTCGGAGCTCAGG